ACAGTTCAAAAATGCCAACATCAAGAATGGGTTTTCATTTGCTATAAAACTTACATCTACTAATTTCAGTTTGGGTTGTTTCTCAGATTCAACAATTTGTTTAGCTAGAGTAGACCCCACAACTAAATCAGTTTGATAGTCTTGCTCAAAACTCAAGCTTTGATATCCATACTCGTTATAAGATGTTGCATCTTCTTCAATCGCTTCAATTTGTGAATAAGCATAGATACCAGTTCCCCTAGCAGTTAGCCGGGTTAGATATCCTGACTTAGTAGCATTGTTAGTGATTGTGTATTTAGCTTGAGCAGAACCGAAATCTGCCACTACAACAACTGAAGCTGATATGTTAGTACCAGTACCAGTTTTCTTAGTCCAGCATAGATAATCAGTTGTCACAACCGGGTTAATCATCGAACTAGTTAGAGCGTTGCATTTGTTACCATATACATCTGCATAAGCCCCATATACTTCAACTGTTTTACCTGCTCCGATAAATAGGGGTTCGGCAAGTGAGTACAAAACTACACTACCTGAATCATAGGTTTTAGGGTTCGCTGTAACTCTCATCGAGTTGACAACACCTTGACCATAAACAGTTGAAATGTCAACCATATTGTTTTCAAAATAAGCGTCTATGTGAGACCTAACAAGTACATTTCCCCCATCACTGGTTAAGACATACCCGCTTGTTGAATTCAGTACCTTACTATCTTCAGATTTCAGGTAAGGAATCGAGTCAAGCGTATCTAACCCGGTTCTATGGGTTTGATTTTCGAATACTAGGGTTTCCCCATTAGTCTTATCTTTTTTCAAGTAAAGATGACCAACTTCAGAGTTCGCTATTTTGGCAAATTCTGAATATGCTTTGGTCTTTTTCTCAGTGCTATCAAAAATAACTGAGAAAGTCTCATTACCTACATCAAGTAAAGTTGATTGTGGGGTTATACCCATTTCAGCCAAGATAAGGCTGATAACTTCATCACTTCTCTTACCTACAGTTGTTTCAGGGGTCAACAAGGGGAATTTGGCAGCATAATCGAGCCAATCAACCGCTGTTGCTGTAACTGTATAATCATTGTCATTGAAAGTTAGGGTATCAACTACCCCTCTAAAGCGGGTGTAACTCTCCCCATCATAAATACAAACAAACTTGATAGTTACACCTTTTTTCCAACCTGATAAAGCCCCTGAAGTTCCGGGTGTAAATCTTCCATCACGATTGTTTAGGGTGAACTTGAAACTACCACTATCAGCAAGTAAATCAATTGCTTCAATTCCTGATATACCCCATTCACCTTCAATCTCTTTTATAGTGAATGGGGTTATATCAACATCAACACCTGCTAGAGTGGCATATACATAATATCTTTCAAGATAACTTGCCATTATTTCATCTCCTTTAGAACTGTATCTCTCAAAACCCTTGCTAGTTTTTCATAGTCGATAGGGTCTCTAGAGATACCCCTGATAGCACTAACTAATTCTGTGTTAGCACTTTGTTGGGTGCTCTGAGATAAACTAGGTGCATTACCACCAAGATTTAATTGCGCTGAAAATGCGGGTAATACTGCATTAGCAGATTTTTGTAATTCCTTATTCATACCTTGTAAGGCATAAGTGAAAGGAAAAGGTGAACCCGGTGTTAACCAAGCCGGAAGTTTCAAGTTTGCCATTTTGTCAGCAAGTTCTTTAAACCATTTTGCTACATCAGCCAAAAGACCTTTCAACCCGGCAAAAGCGGGGGTTAGTTTTGTGCTTATCCAATTACCAACTTTTGTAATGGTCGGGCCGAGTTTTTCAGCCAACCAACCATATACAGCTTTCAAAGCGGGGACAATAATGTTAGTAAATAAAGCACCTAAAACTTTGAAGTGATAAATCACACCTGATATAAGTATCTTTCCTATGCTTGCGAAAATAGGCAAGATATAGGTTGAGATGAAACTCCATATTTGTTGAAATGCGGGTTTCAATACGCCATTCCAGAAAGCAGCGATTTTTCCAAATGCTTCAGTTGTGGCAGTTCGAATACCAGCAAAATCACTTTGCCAAGCAGCAGCAAGTAAAGCCACTACAGCTACAATTGCTAACAAAATACCAATAATAGGAAGGAATGGGGACATAGCAGCCCAACCAGCAATTGCTGTTTGCACAGCCCAAATTCCAACTGCAACCGCAAGAGCAACTAACACCCCAAGTATGATAGGTTGATTGTTTTGAAGCCAAGTAACAAAGTTTTGAAATCCTAAAATGATTGAAGGTATCTTTTCAATGACACTAACTGCAAAGTTAGCAACTCCATCAGCGATTGCACCAATACTAGCCATAATAGCCGGGTCACTAAACACTTTAGCCATTACTTCAGCAAACCTTGTTATAACCGGCATGAGTTTTTGACCAAAGGCAACCTTTAACCCCATTACTGTAGCCTGTAGTTTTTGTTGTGCAATTCCATAAGCAATTACTTGTTGGGGGTCTTGTGCTAATCCAATAGCGTTTGCTTGCTCTTCATAATCCTTCATTCCCCCATTAGCAGCAGCGTTCATCAAGTCCCCTGCTGTTGCGCCACTCTTACCAAATAATTCTGTTAGTAAGGTTGTTTTCTCAATACCATCAGGAAGTTGTGAAATAGCATCCGCTGATTCTCCATAAAGGGTATTAGCATCCTTTAGATTGCCATTTGAATCATAAATAGATATCCCCATATTTTGAAAAGCTTGCCCTGTAGTGCCTAGTTGACCATCAGTACCAATAAGGTTCTTTTCCATATAGGTAAGTTGACCATTTACAGTACTAATATCCCCACCAACACTTTCAACCATCAAACCAAACCCGGCAGCTTGTGAAGTTGACATACCAGTTATATCTTGAATACTATCGAGCTTTTCACCCCACTTAACAGTTTGGTTGATAGCATCTACACCAATAGCACTTAAAGCACCCCCTACAACTGCCATACCTGCAACTACAGCACCCCCCACTTTACCCATTCCTGACATTGTAGAGTTAGTGCTCTTGCCTGCCTTATCTAAACCTGCCTCATATTTACTGGTATCAAGCAGTAAAGGTACAACTAATGATTGTAAATCCATTAAATAATCTCCTTTCTACTAAAAGCAGCACAAATAGATTGTGCAATAGCGTATTGGTCTCTCCAATCCTGCCTTTTAGTGTTTTCGATATAAAAGTCTTTGTAAGACCAAACCTTATCTGATTCTTTACCCCTCACAGAATTAAGGATAGATGCAGCGATAATGCCACTTCTATAATTCTGCATATCATAACCAAAGGGTTCGATATTGAAATAAGCCAACCAACCTTGCAATTGTTCACCTGACATCTGCTCAAGCATTGCATCTACATCATAGATACCTAATTCAAGAGCTAATCGATAAGCGAACCGGGTTAATTGACTTTCTTTAAGTTTTTTGAGTGCTTTGTTTCTCCATCCAAGTTGTTTAATCTTGTGATAGCCATAACAAGAGAACTATAAGCATCAGCACTTAAGCCTAAAAGCGTTTCTAAATCATCATTAGAAAACACTTGCTCTCCATTGTCATCATATACACTTGAAATAATTGCATAATTCAAGAACTTTTTCCGGTCTACACTGTTACCAACCAAGCAATCATTACTTACATCGATATACTGCTTACCTGATAACTGCCTAACAACTACATAATCTTCCCAATCAGCGATAAACACCTTTTCACTCTTTAAGATGTTTGATTTTGCTTTCTCTAGTATTTCTAACTTGTTCATGTGTGTTCTCCTTGTCATTTATTGGCATTTTTTAAGGCAAAATAGCCCCTTAAATGCTGAATAGGTGAATTCATACCTTCTTAAATATTCTTAAGGAATTTGCCTTAAATATTAAGAATATCCCCCCTATCTAGGGGATAAGGGGGATATAAATTAATTGTGGCCTAAATTTATATGCTTTCGATAATTTAGGATTATCGAAACCTTACGCAATAACCATTGAACCGGAAGGGCTAAATGTTACAGAATACTGCAACAACTCAGGTGATTGTGCATCAGCACCTTCAGGTTGGAATTCAGTTACTAAAGCGTTGAATGTCCAACTCTTGCTGTTGGGGAATGCAATCTTGTAACTGCCAATAGTCCCCGCAATAAGAGCAGAATATAGCGTTGCGTTAGTAGTACCATCAAAGCTAAATGTTGCTTTGAAGTCATCAATTTCTGTAAGTGAGCCACTAATAAAAGTAGTATAGCCCCCACTTCCATGATTGGTTGTGTTAATCTTTGCATTTTTGATTTTAGGTGATTCTAGTTTTACTAAACCAGCAATCACAGTAGAACC